GTCAAAGTGTGTTTTAAGTTTGTCTAATAATTCAAAGTAACCTGTCATTTTTTATACATTTTATTTAATTGGCGTTGTTCAATTTCTTGCTTTTGTTTTTCGAAGGTAAGATAGGTAAGACATTGAGTAAGTCTATAACTGGTGACTGTGTCAAATCTTGTAACGTCTCCTTGAGCGAGTGCGTAAATTGACTGATACCAACCCCATTGTTTTCCAAATTGAGCTTGTTCGCTAAACTCGTTTGCGTCTTCCTGTTCGTCTTTATCTGACGTTCCAAATAAGTAAGCGTAGCTGCTAATAATTCGCTTCCTAAATTCCAAAAAAAAATACTTGAACTTATTGCTATATCAACAGGCGTGAATTTCATTAAATCGTGCATTTCTGCCATCGGTGTATAGTCGATTATTTCGTACTTATCTTTAAACTTCATCTTTATAGGCCTGTACATAACAGCCATTGCCTTATGGTAGTTTTCCCACTTCAGTAAATTGTTTTCCAAGTCTACGTATTCGCCAAAACTTATGTCTTCAAGGTTTGTAATAAACCCAAACTCCTGACTTCCGATTTTAAACGTTGGTTGAAATTTCGGCTTCTGTTCAAACAGGTTTTTAAAATGTAATATTAATTCGTTTAGACTTGTTAACTTCATTTTGACAATATCTTTTAGTTCTATTCCGCAGAAAATTTGTATCATTTTTTGCGCTATAAATTCTTCGTCGTTACTTCCTTCCTGTACCTTTAAAAATTCTTGGTAGCTTTTTAATGGTATTTCGTTTAAAGTTGTTGGTACGTTTATTTCTAACTTCATATCTTAATAATTAATTATTCGTGTTTTTGTTGTGTTCGTTTTTTTGTATGTAATCGTATGCTTGTTTTAACATATTAATATCTCGGATGTCACGTAAATAAATACGAACCTTTACACCTTTTTTTTGGTAGATGTAAATTTGTACCGCTTGCATCATTACTTCTAAATCGTTCATCTTATAAAATATTGCCCGTGTGTATTGTTTAGTCCTAACGTTTCCATTTCGTGGTATCTAACAGCGTCTATTGCGTGGTCGTTTTTGCCTTGCGGTTTGTTTAATGTTTTTCCAGACTTGTCAGCGTCCCAACAGTAAGCTCTTAATTCTTTAATAAGGTTTGTGCTTTGTGAAGTAACTAAATAATTTTGTGACTGCATTATTTGTATTCCGTAATTTACACTATCTGCGCCCTTTGTTACTCCTTTTATTTGTTGTCCTGTTCTTCGTATTTCTTCAATACTTTTTGGTTCGGAACTATCTGCGTAAGCTATTACGTGTTTTTGTAGTTTCTTTGCTATGTCGTTATTTAATAGCCCTGTCTGGTAACATATTTCGTTAAGTATTCTTTGTCCGTTGTAATTGTAAACTTCAACTATACTTGTCGGGTCGTTGCTATACCCGAAGTCTAAACCGTAACCAAGTAAACGTGCTTCAGGCGGTATTGTGTCAATTAGTTTGTAGTTTGAAAATATAACTCCTTCTAACATTCCAACAAGTCCTTCGCCATATACCCGCCACCAATTAGCCCAATAAGAACTTGTAGATGCTTTTAAGCGGTTCTTTTCTATCTCTGTTACTATTCGTTCGTCTAACGCTTCGTTGTCCTTGTACGTTAAAATTAAAAAGTCGGTGTCGGGTTCGTCTTTTAGTTCGGTATGTACCCAAAATTCATTCGCTGGGTTAAAGTCAAGGTATATTCGTTTTTTTGTACGTATTGCAAGTTCGTTGTAACTTTCAAATGTTACATTGTTACATTCGTTAATATAAAGAATATCGCGCCTTGCACCCCTTAATTTTGAACTATCGTCTGCACTAAAAAATTCTATATAAGAACCGTTTGAAAATTCGTAACGTAATAAAGATTTGTTAAACTTGTCTTCAAAGAACCTGTTACTCCAACGCATTATTTTAACGAAGTCTTTTAATGCGCCCCTTCTTAAGTGTGGTATGCTTTCAGCTACAATACTTATTTCCGTGTTTTTGTGCTTTGTCGCTATGTCAATTAATAACGGAATAACGCCAAAAGTTTTACCCGCTGAAGTACCGCCTTGAATTATTTTTATTCGCTTGTCTAACTTTGCAATTTTACTAATTGCAGTCGTCCGTATTAACATCAGGAAATAAAGGTTGTTCTATATTTGTTTGTTCTATTTGTTGAACAGGCGCACCGTAGCCACTATCCATTAGTGCTTTATATGCTGAAACATCGCCGTCACGCATTTTTTTAACCATTGCTAAAGTTCCCAAGTCTTCTTGTGTTAAAGTTTCTTCAACGCCTGTTATTGGGTTCTTTGCCTTTTGTGTTGTTTCTAACCAAAGACGTGCTATTGTGCTTCGGTTTCTACTTCCTTTAGGTCGTCCGTTTTTTTCGGGTTGGTATTCCGCACTAAACTTTTTTAAATTTTCTTCGTTTGGCATTTTCTCGTTTTATTCACGTTAATTTAAAATTTCTCCGTTGCGTTTAATAACTAAACTCGGGTCAAGTTTTTTCATTCGGTCAATTATAACTTGGCAATACTTAGGGTCTAATTCCATTCCGTAACATTTGCGTTTTAGCTGGTGTGATGCTACCATTGTTGAACCGCTACCTAAAAACACATCTAAAACTAAACCGTTTTCGGGACAACTTGATTTTATTGCACGTTCGCATAATGGTATTGGTTTTGGCGTTGCGTGTCCGCCTTCGTCGCCTTGTCTTAAATGCCTATCAAACTTCCAAACATTATTAAAGTTATCGTGTACATTATTAAAGTATGCTCTTGTAGAATAATAGTCTTTTTTTATTTCTTCGTAGTCTTTTTTTATTTCTTCGTAGTCTTTAATAAATGCTTGACCATTTGCTCCTTCTTTTATTGCATTATAATGTTCTTCTGTTGGCAATTGCCATTGTGATTTTGAAAAATAATGGGATGCGCTTGATTTACCTGTTATTTGAATTATCTTATCAGTACTCCATCCAAGTTTGTTCTTTTGAGTAATTAGGTAATCTCTTATTGATTCAAATCCTTCAAAATAATTATCTGAATTATTATTAAATCCTTGAACGCCTAACATAGCAAATAAACATTTTTCGTCTGCTGTTGCATAGCTTCTTGTGTTCTCTGAATTTTGACCTTGTCCATGTCCTTTATCCCAAGTAATTAAGTTTCTAAATGTTGCCTTTTGTTCTGCTATATATGGTTTTAATATTTCGCTATAAATATCCATTAACGGCTCATCTATTCCCCAACAATAAAAACTTCCACTTTCTTTTAAGTGTGTAAATTGTAAAGCAATCCATTCACGATTAAAATCTAATAAATCTGCATAGTTAAGATTATCATTTAGCACTCCTTCCTTTTCTTTTTTCATTCCGTATGGCGGGTCATTGTGCGCCATATCCGCTTTTTGTCCGTTCATTAATTTAGCAACTGAATCGCTATCCGTACTATCCCCACAAAGTAAACGGTGTTCGCCTATTTCAAATAAGTCGCCTAAAACAATATCGGTTGTTATTTCGTTTGGTATTTCGTAATTGTCTTCTTCAGCTTCAAGTTCCTGAACGCTTACGTCTAACGGCAAGTCTAAACCCCAATCCGTTAATTTGTCGGTGTCCCATTCATTCGCTAAAATATCCCAATCCCATTCGCCAAAACCTACGTTGTCTTTAACTATAAATTCGTCTTTTTGTTGCTCGGTTAAATCTTTTGCCTGTACAATATAAACTTCTTTTAACCCTGCTTCAATACAAGCTTTGTGTCGCATATTTCCACCTAAAATTATATTGTTTTCATCTACAACTATTGGACGCAGTTCTAACATTTGCGGAAACTCTTTAATTGAATTAACTAACTTTTTAAACTTGTCGTCTTTTATTAAACGTGGGTTCTTTGGGTTCGTCTTTATGCTGTTTATTTTAACCTTCGTTACTTGCATCTTCTGTTTGTTCTGGACTGTACTCATTGTAAATTACTCTTAACTTACTTACTAAATCACGAAGACAACTTGAACAGGTGCTAAAGGTTAATTTTTGGTTTAATACTCTGTTGTTAATTGCTATTAGACTTGTTTGTTCATCGCTTGTAAGTGTGTTCGTGTTTTGCTTAAAATAAGTGTCTAACGTGTTAAACTCGTCTTCTGTTAAACACAATGGTTTTGCATACGGAAATAACTTATTCAACTTTTCTTTACGTTCATCGCATCCGCAGTCTTCTCCTGCAACAAATTTTACAAGTTTATCAATTCCTGTTGCTTCTGTAATTTTCGCGATTGTATCGCCTAATCCTTTACTTTTCATTTTTTCTTTTTTATTAGTTCGTAATCTTGGTTTATAAAATCTTCGTAGTCTTCTCCTACGTTATTCTTAATTCGTTTTTTACAAGTCTTAACAGTATTAAATATACTTGTTACACTTATGTTTGTTTCTGCACTTATTTGTCGTAAACTTTTATTCGTGTTTTTGTATAACTCAAATAATTGTTTGTCGTACCAGTGCCAACTATCACATTCTAAATCTACGTTATTTAGCAAGTCGTTATAAGCTTCGTTTTCTTCTGTGTTGTTTTCTTCTGCTAAATTATAAACATCGTCTAAAGGTATAAATTTAATTTTGTTGTTTTTGTTCACGTGCTGAAGGAAAGTATTTTTTAAAGCTAACCACATATACCCTTTAC